CTGTCACACGTACCACGGGCCCTTTTCCAGGTCCTACTCTACGTGTCCGCGAGCCTTGGAGGCTATCCCCGCAAAGGGCTCTGACTTCTGTTGCTCTTCTCCTTCAAAAATTAAAGGGCTGACGCCCTGCAAGGAAGCTGTCTCTATGACCGCAATGGCAAACATCGTCGTGAAAGCTAACGACGGAACCACAGACGTTACCTACACGCAGCAAAACGCTAGCGGTGGGGACAAGTCCCCTGCCATCTGGCGCGAACTGACGGTTGGTGCGGCCCCGGCCCATCGGACGTTTTTCGCAATGGTTGCGCAGGATAACGGGCAGAAAACTGCTCGGCGGGTTAGCACGAATTACGTGCTGCCTTACCTCGTCACCGGTTCTGACGGACGCATCGTTGTCGCTGATCGTTGCATTATTCAGTGTTCCGGAGTCTTGCCTAACGGCATGCCCTCGGCTCTCACGAACGAAGCAATTGCACAGTGCATGAACCTTCATGCCTCTGCGCTGATCAAGCTCTCCTTCCAGTCTGGTTACGCTCCGGTTTAATCCGTTGCGCCCTTTCTCTTAGGACGATGCACCCATGACTCTTCAGCAATTAGTTGAGAGTACGGTACTCACTATGTGTGAGGACCTCGCCACACCTGTCTCGCTTGGAGTCTATCTCCGGGTCCGTTATGGGTGTTGGGACGATCTCGCTTCCATGCGAGTCGACCCCGTGCACTACCTGGACGCTGATTCGTACTTTCGGGATACGGCAGCTGTCGCTTTTCTCAGCAAATATCCAAATCTCCCTACGACATTCGACCGAAAGGCCGTCGCCGTTGAAAATTTCTGGATTGCCGAGAGGCAGTGTTACCGCACAAATGAGCGGTTGTCTCCGTATCTCGAAGGGTTTTCACACCCGTCGTACAATACGGCGCTTGGCGCGTTTTTGCGCTTAGTGAGAAAGAAGGTGGCTGTTCTTCTCGGGCCCTGTCCAGATATTCTGGATGGGAAGTTTGGGCCCGGTGCGACCTTTGGCGACAAGGGAAAGCTTACGACGATACCTGATAAGATGTCGTCGCGACCCACCGCTACCCAAGACGCAGTCTGGTCTGTCCTCGTTTGGAGGACGACTGCATGGGCTACCGCCTGTGCACGTCTTGATAGAGAAGTTGCTTACGTTCGAGGGAATCGCTTTACAACGGTTCCCAAGGATGCTACGAAGGACCGCGGCATTGCCGTGGAACCTAGTATCAACCTCTTCTACCAACTTGCTTATGGCAAATTGATGAAGAAACGCTTGCTTCGCGCAGGGATTAACCTGCGGGACGGTCAAAGCATTCACAAGCGGGTTGCTTGTGAAGCCTCCAGGAATGGAGGATTTGCTACGATCGACCTCTCTAACGCCAGTGATACCGTTTGCAACAATCTGGTAAAGTTGTTGCTCCCCACTAGGTGGTACGAGACTCTTTCGAGTTTACGATCACCTATGACCCAGGTTGGAAAAAACTGGGTAAAGCTGGAAAAATTCAGCTCTATGGGTAACGGCTACACGTTCGAACTTGAGACAACCATCTTTACGGCCATTTCCATGGCTGTTATGGAGACGAGAGGTGTTGATCCCTTACCGGGGGTTAACCTTTTCGTTTACGGTGACGACATTATTGTCCCGACCGTAGTTGCTCACGACGTGTTGTGTGCTTTGCGATACCTGGGGTTCACGCCAAACGAGAAGAAAACTTTTTTGGTAGGACCTTTCAGGGAAAGTTGTGGTGGCGACTACTTCGATGGGGTGGACGTCCGTCCATTCCGTTTGAAGGAGGAACCAAATGAACCGCAGCGGATTATCGCTTTGGCTAACGGGGTTAATCGCATGGGCCTTGCAGGCCCTAGCGATGGTACTCGCCGCTTTCGTCTGTTACGTAGTTGGTTTCGCATTCTTGATGCATTACCGACTCATATCAGACGCCTCCGAGGTCCGTCGGAACTCGGGGACATCGTCATCCATGACGACGAAGAAAGATGGCAAACCCGATGGCGGCACTCCATCAGATACGTCCGGTGTTACCGGCCCTCTTCTTTCAGAAGAATAGGCTGGCATCACTGGGCGCCTGATGTTGTACTGGCAACAGC